TGTTAATCTGAGCAGCGGAATAGCCAGGATGTTTCTCCGCCAGTAATTTACGATAGTTAATAATTGACTTCACCTGGTTAGAAGTCAGGCCGATAAGGGGTCTCAGTCTTCTTGCGATCTTTGGCATCGAGTGACCCTCCTTGATTCCGTATTTGACGTATGTGTTAATCCCTTCTTTAGTCTTTGCTGTGACCCCGACAACCAGTTTGGAGCAGAATTTATTGACTGCCCTAACTGCCTGAACATTTATGACATCAAAACTTCCCGCGACGGCTAAGTGTCTGTAGGCAGCATTGCCACTCGTTTGCATTATCTCTAAAGCCGCAGGCTTGATTGTCCTTATGCCTTCGCTCTGAACAAGCTCCCAGTCTGTCAGATTAACCGTCGCTTGTCCTACGGAGGCTGCAGACTTCTGGTACCTCTCCGACAGATCACGCCTTACTTGTTTTTGCATATAATCCATCCACCCCCGCACGGTGACCCGTAGAAGCCTTTCATTGCTTCTCATAAGACTGCTTAGGATATTTCCAATCTTAGGCATTTAATCCTTCCTGCGTAAATTTGGTAATCATATCCTCTATGTAAAGAGCAATTTGATCCCGCTTAAACTGCTTTGAACGCTCCTTTTTCTTGTTTGTATATCTACTTTTACAGCAGTGTATTTTGAGCTTCTCCTGCAGCTGTGACAAACAAGCATATACAAATTGCTCTTTGCATAGAGGACATTACTCTATTTCTCGATGAATTTCACTTTCAGATTCAAGCTCGTCATTTTCTTTGCTAAGCTTAGATTCTGTATCAGCTTCACCGGCCTCAATAAGATTTGACTGTATGTAAAACTTGTCCCCTTCGACATAGGGTTTCTTTCCAAGCTCGTTGCGTGCCTCGTTCGGTGTCAGCAGGCCGACACCAACTGCTTTTGTCATTCTGTCGATCATCGCATCGTAGTTCTTCAAATCAATGTCATTGAATTTGAGCCTGTATATTTCTGAATTCAACAGTTTGCTATTTATGATTTCCTCGAAGTCAAGCTGCAACGGTTCTACAACGCTCTGTATGTAGACTTCCATAGTCTCTTTCGTGGATTCGCCGCCAAGCGGACCTGTCACTTTGACACCGACCCTTTCAGGCGGCATCGAATACGCAATCAGTATGTTCTCGCGCCTCGACTGCTCGTACAGTCTAAAGCTTCCTTCCTTGACGTCGACGCCGAGCTTGTCGTAAACTAACTTACTGTGAGTATCTTTAGTAGAATTTGGTGTCTGTATAACTAAAGTGCGGTGTGCATTTGAACTGCCCTTAATTTCTTTATCCAGAAAATCCTGGAGTTTCTTCTCAGCACCATCCTCCCATTCACCCTCAAGAGTAATCAAAGCTGCGGGAATGCCATAGTTCTCAAAGAAAGACAGATTGTAATCACGCAAGCCGATCAGACCGGTTATGTCACCAACTGCCGAAATGCAGTTCGGAACGCCATAATAATCGGATTTCGGATAATAGTTCTTGTAGAATATCAACTCATTCGCACTATCCCTTCCCCTGCCGGCGATTTCCTTACCCGTCTTGACGGAGATGTTCTGGGTCTCACCGAATTTCCTGAACCATACTTTCTTGTTGTTGCGGACTTGACAGTATTTTATTTTTGACTTGTGAACCTTCAGCGTGTGCGCAGGCACATGATAGATATCCGCAACGTCTTGCTTGTTATTACGTGCAACCTCAAGGCCACAATATCCGAGTGCGCCCCAGTCAATCAGCAGGCACTTCAGTACAGTACGGAATGAATCTTCGACATCCGATTTATCCTTAACGAACTCTTTCAGGCGATTCAGCTCTGCTTGATTGTCTTTCTTGCCTTCTTGCAAACGAAAAGTCCAACCAAGGCCAGCAACATCGCTCGCAAGCTGATTAACGCAACGAAACAATATGGGATTTGACTCATATAGAGTCCAAAACGATGTGGGCGAATAAGGCGGCGAAACCAAATCATTCTGCAGCATCCATTTGTTCGTAGATTCTGAAAGCTGCTGCGAACTGCTTTTCTTCGACTCGGCCTTCTGGAGCAGCCCATACGGAAAAATTCCTTTCGAGGTCTCGACAAAAACGCGTCCCTTCTTTATTTTCCTTTTAGTCATTTTGTGATTCCATATTTGACATTATTTCTTTCTCCTGAACCCAAGCCTCCACAGCAAATCCGCAATTTCCCTTGCGATTCGATCCACCTTTTCCTCCGATATGCTCCAATTCTCCGCGTGCAGACTTTCGTGCAGAACAGTCTCAAGCCCGTTCTTTGTGTTAATGTCAGCCAATATAAATATAGTCGGTGGCTCTCCCAGCGGATTATCACATACACCATCAATAGATTCAGAGAAATCCAACCTGTATCTAGTGCCATTAAATCTATGAGTCCTGACTTTCGCCATCTGAACTGGCATACCTTTCTGATATTGTAGGCCAAAAACGTTTTGCCTTTCCCTCCGATGCAGGCTCGAACAAGATGTACTTATGCTTATGCTCCTTGAGCCATGCCTTTGCCTGCGATACCGTAAATTTATCCTTCGGGAATCTGATGGCTTGCAGCTCCGTTGCCGCTCCTGGCTTGGACTTTAATGGTCCTCCATATAGCATGATACCTTCTTTGGTTGTTTGCATAACTCGTATTCTGGCGAACAAACCAGGAGCTTTTATTCTCGCAGCATGATAGTTCGGATATGGCTTTTGTACTGTCCTTGTATCTGAACCCTTCATCTTGGCACCACACTTGGGACACTTGACTTTGGTACAGGGTGTTCCTTTCTCATCACGTTTCTCACTGTAACCACATGCGGAGCACACACAATACTTTGCACCGCCATCACCTTGAGCAGGGCCTCCTGCACCCCTGCCCTCTCCCCGCGTCTTCTCTTCTGCACTCTTATGGTACATAGATGTGACCTTTCCTGAATTTGCCATCTACCGTATAAATTGCGTAACGTAAAGCGTCAACCGTATGATCGTCTTTTTGAACCGGTATATCCTTCGGATTGCTGCTCAAAGTCCCTTTTGGATAAGAATAGACGGCAACCTCTCGACAAGTATTTCTGCATGTCTTAGAAATGAACAAGCTCGGCTTCCCATTCTCTTTCACCTTAAATTTGCTCTGCACAAGCTCTATGCCCTTCGCGATGTCTTTCTTCGCCGCAATTGTCTTGATTCCAGCCTTTTTCATCTCGTTTCGATTCCCAGAATCCTCTGGATCAGCAATGTTCTCAACATAAGATTCACCCTTACTAAACAGCTTGACGTTACGTATATGCTCTTGGATGCCGGTCTGCTTCTTGTAATATTCACGATAGACGTACCAGTTTTCGTCTTTGTCTTTCGCGAGCCAAAGACAGACAAAAGGATTCGTAAAACCAAAATCAAACGATCTGTACTTCCTCCAATCGTTTGGTATCCGAAAAGGTTCTATGACATGTATCCGACGGCTGTAGGTTTTGAAGACACATCCATAAAAACTCGCGAAATCACCAGCGATTCTTGTCGCTTGAACTTCTTCAGGCCATTCTGCTATTTTAGCATCAATCATCTCATCTGGAATATAACCACCGCGACTTATACGATTATCGTTGAGGTTTATTTTGAAAACTTCGTCATTCGCCGGCAAATCTTCAATACGCTTCTCCAAATCAACCTGTGGAATTGCGGGTGTCATCGCCCAGCTCAAAAAACCGCTTCTTTCCAACAATCTCGAAGTCATCTCGTCAAATATGCCAAGAAAGTCATGTGGACACTGCTCATCGCAGTGAATGGAGTCAATTGAACGCCCCTGGAATTCCTCCCTGCCTTGTGAGAACGCCTTGAACTCCAGCTTATGCCCATTCTTGAGAAACACTCTCTTGGGTATTTTGTGCATTCCGTACTCAATACCTCCAGGAACAATCATTTGCTGCGGAATGAACTTCTGAAGCATGGGCTCCCAGAGAATATCGCGAATCTGGTCCCAATTCTCGGTGCAGGCCCAATGCGTTCCTTTTGGTCGATAATAAATCGGATGAATGTCA